ATTGGTGCATCTGCAACAGGAATAGGATCAAACACTGTTACTTTAGGTAATGATTCTATTGTTACAACTGCTTTGAAAGGAAATGTAGGTATTGGAACAACTGCACCATCATACAAACTAGATGTAAATGGTGGTATAGGTGTGAGCAGGCTATCAGGTATAGTATTTACTGGTGCATTATTTGCGGGTAGTTCAATAAAAACAGATGCTTCAAACACTCTCATATTTAGTACAACATTACCATCAGTACCTTATACTGAAACTAAAGCAATGTACATAAATGATGGTAATGTAGGTATAGGGGTTTCATCACCTACTAAAAAATTACATATATCATCAAACGATCAATCTACCTCAAGAATACGAATACAAAACACTGCAACTGGTGGTGATACTTTTGATCTTGTAGCAGGAGCACATAATGCATTACAAGATGGATTTAGCATATTTAATTCAGGTTCAGCAACCACCAATTTATATATAGAAGGAACAGGTGATGTAGGTATAGGTAATATCTCCCCAGCATATCGATTAGATGTAACAGGAACCATAAGAGCTACCGGAGATGTTATCGCCAACTCAGACATACGGGTTAAAGAAAACATTAATACTATTGAAAATGCATTAGAGAAAGTTAAACAACTCAGAGGTATTGAATATAATAAGATAGGTGAAACAAAACAAAATATAGGAGTTGTAGCACAAGAGGTAGAGAAAATATTACCTGAAGTAGTTCATGAAGATGAAAAGGGAATGAAATCCGTTGCTTACGGTAATATAGTAGGTGTGTTGATAGAGGCAATCAAAGAACAACAAAAACAAATTGATGAATTAAAAAAATTAATTAAGTAATGGCTCTACCAACAACAGGTCCGTTGAGTTTAAGTGCTATAGGAGCAGAATTGGGTGTTACGGCACCGTTTTCATTAAGATCTATGTCCGCTGCTATAGGACTAAGTACACCGGATTCAATTAATGAATTTTATGGTTACTCAGCAAGTTCTGGGGTACTATTAATTTCTTTAGGATTTGATGGTAAAGACCCTGGAGTTTCATGTTCTATTAAAGCCGCAACTTACTATTCTGACAGTGATAATTTCTCTGAATCTACTACACTCTTTACAGATGAGGCTGGTGAAATAGTAGCTGATCCTGGATTTTATTCTAATGGTTTCTTAAGCAGAGAATGGACAGGAGAAGAATTTAAACCAGAAGTATATGATTGTGGAAAACTTTAAATAATAGTTATATTTTACCAATTAACGCCATTACTTTTAACTAAAAGTTAAAAAGATTGTTTTTTTTAAAAATTTTTTAATATTTATAATAAAATGAAAAATCAAAAGTTACAAAAAGAAGAGTTACAAAAATTAAATGACTTTACTGAAAAAAGAAATCAAATTGTCCTTAATTTAGGTCAAATAGATATTCAAAAAACAATTTTAAAAGGGCAACGAAGTGCTATTTTAGAAAGTTTAGCTAAATTGCAAGAAGAAGAAAATGCAATGGGTAAAGAATTGCAAGACAAGTATGGAGATGGTAATATCGACCTAAATACTGGAGAATTTACTAAATCAGAGTAGATTCTTAAAAAGGTTTTTAATATTTATAACAAAAATAAATTAAAAATATCACATAAAAATGGCAGAAACACTTTTATCCCCCGGAGTACTAGCAAGGGAAAATGACCAATCCTTCATTCAGGGACAACCAACAGAAGTTGGTGCAGCTATTATAGGTCCTACTACAAAGGGTCCTGTTGAAGTTCCAACTCTAGTAGGTTCTTTTGGAGAATTTACTGAAATTTTTGGTGGGGCTATAGAAAGTGGTTCTACCTTATATTCTTATCTAACCTCTATATCAGCAAATAATTATTTCCAAAATGGTGGTAATTCATTACTAGTAACCCGTGTTACCAGTGGTTCATTCACTCCTGCAACCAGTTCTTTAATAGCTACTGGATCTGGTGGTCCTACTACTGGAGAATCCCCATTTGTTTTAGAAACAATTTCTGAAGGGGAAATAATGAATTCAACATCTGATTTATTTAGTAATGGGGCATTAGAATCCGGAAGTTCTGATAATATTAGATGGGAAATCCCAACCTCAAACACATCATCAGGTACTTTTAGTTTAATAATTCGTAGAGGAGATGATTCTGATAATCAAAAATCAGTATTAGAGTCTTATAACAATGTTTCTTTAGACCCATATGAATCTAATTATATTTCTAAAGTAATTGGTGATATTGATCGTAACTTAAGAAGTGATGATGGAGAATACTACATCCAAGAATCAGGTTCATATAGTAATATTTCAAAATACGTAAGAGTAAAAGAAGTAAACTTTAAAACTCCTAAATATTTTGACAATACAGGAACAGCAAAAGATGCCTTCACAGGATCATTACCTGTAACGCAAAGTGGATCATTTGGTGGTGCTTTAGGTAAAAACATACCTTCATCTGGGTTTGCCAATTTTTATAATAATATAAATAATGACACTACTCAAGGTTTACTAGGTAGTGATTATGATGATGCTATTGCATTACTTGCTAATACTGATGAATACAAATATAATATAATTACTGCTCCTGGATTGATAGATTCTAATGGTAGTACTGGTTCTAGTCAAATAACTAAACTAGTAAACAATACCATATCTAGAGGAGATGCTATTTCTGTAATAGATTTAGTAAATTATAGTACTCAAATTAACAGTGTAATTGCTCAAGCAAAAGGATTTAATTCAAGTTACGCTGCTACATACTGGCCTTGGTTACAAACTATTGACCCTAATACAGGAGAAGCAGTTTATGTACCAGCATCTACAATGATCCCTGGAGTATTTGCATTTACAGATGCATCAAGTGAACCTTGGTTTGCCCCAGCAGGTATTGCTAGAGGAGGATTAGGACAAGTAATAAGAGCTGAAAGAAAATTGACAGCAGGTAATAGAGATACTTTATATGAAGCTAATGTAAATCCTATTGCTACGTTCCCACAAAGTGGAGTAGTAGTATTTGGACAAAAAACATTACAGAAAAGAGCAAGTGCTCTAGATCGTGTAAACGTACGTCGATTGTTAATAGCCTTAAAAAGTTTCATAGGACAGGTATCTGATAACTTAGTATTTGAACAAAATACAATTTCTACCAGAAATAATTTCTTATCCCAAGTAAACCCTTATTTAGAATCGGTTCAACAAAGACAGGGATTATTTGCCTTTAAGGTAGTAATGGATGATACTAACAACTCTGCGGATGTTGTGGATAGAAATGAACTAATAGGACAAATATTTGTACAACCAACACGTACTGCTGAGTTTATTATATTAGACTTTAATGTAACCCCTACAGGAACATCTTTCCCAGCATAGCTTTAATTGAAATATTTATATCAAATCTCCCTTGTAGTTTTTATAATGAAACAAGGGAGATTTTATTTTTAAACATTTTTAATTTTTTATTCCCCTTTAATATTTATAACCAGAATATAAAATAATATAACAAATATATAACATGGCAGTATTAGACCCAAACGAAATTTTCTTTACGGCTTTTGAACCAAAGCAAAAAAATAGGTTTATAGTATACATTGATGGTATTCCATCTTATACTGTAAAGGCAATGGGTGCCGTATCCTTAACTCAAGGAACAGTAGCACTAAATCATATTAACGTACAACGTTTCGTTAAAGGTAAAACAACTTGGAATACAATTTCTTTTACTTTATTTGATCCTATAACTCCTTCTGGTGCTCAATCGGTAATGGAATGGGTTAGATTACATCATGAATCTGTAACGGGTAGAGATGGTTATTCTGATTTCTATAAAAAAGATTTAACATTTAATGTTATAGGTCCTGTAGGAGATATAGTATCTGAATGGATTGTCAAAGGAGCACTTATCACAGAGGCAAGTTTTGGTGATTATGGTTGGGATCAAGAAAATGCTGCCCAAGAAATAACAATGACTGTTCAGCCTGATTATTGTATCTTGAATTTCTAGACCGATTTATGTTTTAGTTAAAAACTTTACAATAAAATTGTACTTTAAATTCCTCTCGTATATTTATAATAAACGAGAGGATTTTTTATGGAACAATGTAAATTATGTAATTTTAAAAGTGATAGTAAAATTAAGTTATCTAAACATATTCTTCATACCCACAAACTTAAAAAAGGAGAATATTTAATTCAAACACAATATCAAGGAGAACAACCCACTTGTTCTTGTGGGTGTGGTACTTTAATGAAGTATAATGCTACTTTGGCAGATTTTCCCAAATATATTAAAAAAC